AGCAGATTGCTTTCATTCGACTGGCTAACCAGAACGTGTATATGACTACCATTTCTCGCAAGGATGCCAAGGAACTTTGCCGCGCTCATAACTTCAAGTGGCCTAGGTGGATCGCGATTGACGATCAGTATCGTCACTCTCGCGGTGTCTATAAACTTCCCAGCATTGGTGCTGTAGAAACTCCTATACCTTCTGTTTCGGAAACTCCTATGCCACAGGCAACTACGATGAATCTTCAGACTATTGGTACAAACATCTCGGAGTCTTTGATTCCGACTCCCAATAAGAATTACGTTCCCTTTGGTAACTTCTCGGATGTTGAGTCGATCATCTCATCCAAGATGTTCTATCCAGTCTATATCACTGGTCTGTCTGGCAACGGCAAGACCATGATGGTCGAGCAGGCTTGTGCCAAGGCTCGCCGCGAGATGGTTCGCGTGAACATCACGGCTGAGACTGACGAGGACGACCTGATTGGTGGTTTCCGTCTTGTCGATGGTCAGACTGTGTGGCATAATGGTCCCGTTGTGATGGCGATGGAGCGTGGTGCGGTTCTTCTTCTGGACGAGGTTGACCTTGGCACTATCAAGCTTATGTGTCTTCAGCCCGTGCTGGAAGGCAAGTCGGTCTTCATCAAGAAGATCAACAAGCTGGTTCAGCCTGCTCGCGGTTTTACCGTAATCGCTACTGCAAATACCAAGGGTCGTGGTTCTGACGATGGCCGCTTCATCGGCACTAACGTCATGAACGAGGCGTTTCTGGAACGTTTCTCTATCACGATGGAGCAGGAGTATCCGCCTGCCGTAACCGAGAAGAAGATTCTACATAATCTTCTGGATCGTACGGAGGATGACAAGACCTTTGTTGAGCTGCTTATCAAGTGGGCAGATGCAATTCGTCGTACCTATTACGATGGCGGCACGACCGAGATTATTTCCACTCGTCGTCTTGTGCATATTTGCGACGCATACAAGATCTTCAGTCGTGATCGCATGAAGGCAATTCGTCTGTGTCTAAATCGTTTTGATGTTGACACCAAGACTTCGTTCATGGATCTGTATACAAAGATTGATGCAGAGGCTAATGCTCCTGTTGTTGCTAATACGGAAACGTCTACAGCAACGACGAATGCATCTCTTGAAGATAAGATCAAGCAGGCTAACGAGATTGTGTTTTAATGCTTGACAAACCAATTCGGTATTGATATAATACTGAATAATGGAGCGGCGTATTTGGTTGCTCGCCGCTCCGTTTTTTCGATGCAACCTTTTGTTATGGAGTGTTATATATGGCTAAGATTTCTGCTAAGGCTCGTATGCTTTCGGTTCTGAAGGGCAACTCATCGTACAATACTTTTTCGGTTGCACAGGGTCGCAATCGTTTTGGTATCAAGAACGTTGCGCAGCGCATTCATGAGCTGCGTCAGGACGGTCACGCAATCTACACGAACCTGAAGCGTCGTGGCGATGGCAGCACTGTTCGCGTTTATCGTCTTGGTACTCCTACCAAGGCCATGAAGGCTGCTGCTCGCAAGACCAAGACTCGTCGTTCTGCCTGAGTTTAGTATAGGTTGAGCCTATTGAAGGGGAAGAGAAATCTTCCCCTTCTTTCTATTTGCTAACTAAATAGGAGTATGGTTTAGTAATCATTTTTTGAGTGGAGTATACTATGGAAATTTCTATCTCTGTTGAGGAACTAAGAAAAAGAAAATTGTTTATTGCTACGCCAATGTACGGCGGCATGGCAAATGGACTTTACATGAAGTCCTGCTTGGATCTACAAGCTATTCTAAATCAATATGGCGTTGAAGCCAAGTTTTCATTTCTATTTAACGAATCACTTATTACTCGCGCAAGAAATTATCTTACTGATGAATTTCTTCGTAATGAAGGATTTACGCATCTCTTGTTTTTGGATTCTGACATTCATTTCAATCCACAAGATGTTGTAACTCTTCTTGCTCTAGATAAAGAAATTATTGGTGGACCATATCCCAAGAAGTCGATTAATTGGGGTAATGTCGCACAGGCCGTTAAGAACAAGCCTGATATTTCTCCGGGCGAACTTGATGGATTGATTGGTGAATTCGTTTTCAATCCAGTAGCCGGAACAAAGCAGTTTTCAATTACTGAACCTCTTGAAGTCATGGAAATCGGTACAGGTTTCATGATGATCAAGCGTGAAGTCTTCAAGAAATTTGAAGACGCATTTCCAGAATATCGTTATAAGCCAGATCATGTCGGTCAAAAGCACTTTGACGGATCTCGCTACATTCATGCGTATTTTGATACGATCATTGATCGTGGTCCAAATGCACCAGGATCATCGGAGAGATATTTGTCGGAAGATTATTTCTTCTGTCAGATGTCTCGCAAGATCGGTATCAAGATTTGGCTGTGTCCTTGGATGAAGACACAACATGTCGGAACATTTGCGTTTACTGGCGACCTATCTAAGATTGCTCAGTATACAGGACGCATATGATCATAGGATTCGTTGGTACCATTGGCTCAGGCAAAGGTACTGCGGGTGAAATATTGGCGCAGCGAGGATTCTTCACCGAATCTTTCGCTGCTCCTCTTAAGGACATTACCGCAAGTCTATTTGGCTGGCCTCGTCATTTATTGGAAGGCGATACACAAGAGTCTAGGGAGTTTCGCGAAAGTAAAGATCCATGGTGGTCTGAAAGGTTTGGTAAAGATATAACACCAAGATACATTCTACAAATAATAGGAACTGAATGTATGCGCGATTGCATTCATACAGATTTCTGGGTTGCTTGTTTGGAAAAAAGAATAAAACTAAATCGTGATTATGTAATCACAGATGTAAGATTTCCAAACGAAATTGACTCCATTCACAAGATGGGCGGCAAGATTGTAGAAATACAAAGAGGCGCAATATCAGAATGGTATATTCATGCAACAATGTATAATAATGGTGATTCTGGAATAAAACCAGATGTTCATTATTCAGAATGGGCGTGGATGGGATATAAGACTGATTATACCATTAGTAACAATGGAACAAAGGAAAATCTAGAAGAAGAGATTGAATTGATGTTGGAGTGCTTGACTCCACCAAACTAATGTGATACTATTGTCTTCATACATTGAAGGAGTTTATTATGAAAATTTCTCAGGATACAATCAACATTCTAAAGAACTTCTCCCAAATCAATCAGGGGATTTTCTTCAAGAAGGGCGACACAATTTCAACAATTTCGCCTCAGAAAAACATTCTAGTAGAAGCCACGGTCAAGGAATCGTTTCCAAATGACTTTGGTATCTATGATCTTCCAAATTTCCTGAGTGTTCTTTCACTCAGCAAGGATGATCCAGAATTGTCTTTCTATGACAAGCATCTGACATTGTCGGGTCACAATGGACGTTCAACGATAACCTATCGTTATACAGATGCATCCATGATCGTATGTCCACCAGATAAGAAGCTGACTGTACCTAGTGCAGTTGCTACTTTTGATCTGGATGAAAATGATCTATCATGGATTTCTCGTTGCGTTGCAATTCTTCAGCAACCAAACATGAGCATTGAGAGTGATGGTGATGCAATTAATATCACTACATTTGATGCCACGAATGACTCGTCACATACACAGAAGTTGCAGATCGCTAAGGGTAATGGCGAAAGCTTCAAGTTTGTTCTTCGTACCGAGAACATCAAGTTGATCTCGACCAATTATACTGTAGCTGCAACAAAGGGAATCGTGACTTTCACCGGCAAGAATATTCCAATCAAGTATTGGATTGCAACTGAAAAGATGAAGGAGTGATAATATGTCAACAATTGGTAACAATAGTGGCGTTCCTGCAATGTCGCCAGAAGAAATCAGAAAGGTTGCTGACGCTATTGAGGTGCTAAACGATAGCATGACCCGTGTTGCTGCTGAACGTGATCTTGTCAAGGAAACGGTAAACAAGTTGCATGAGGAAATTGGCTTTCCGAAGAGACTTCTGCGCCGTCTTGCAAAGACACACTACAATAGATCTTTCGAAATGGACACTCAAGAGAACCGCGATTTCGAGAGCGCATACGAGACTGTTACAAGCAAGAAATAATCTTCTATGGCTCGCAAAAGATATGCAACATGTGCTTGTGAACTTTGTTATGTTAGAGTTCCAAAAAACGAGGCTTTTTGTGAGCAAGTAACAGAAGAAACGGGCGGCTGGGAAGGCGAGGGTGGAGGATCAAGTAG